GGGTCGGGATGAATCCGGGCATCGGCGGCAAGGGGGGCGATGGCGGCAACGGGTATGGAGTGATCATTTCATGGTGATCAGGAGATTCGCGCTTGTCCGCTCGACCGATGGCGCGATTGTCAACGTCTGCGTGTGGGACGGCGTGACCGAGTGGGACGACTCGCTGCCAAGCATCACGGTGGTCGAGTGCCCCGAAGAAGTCAGTCCGGGATGGTCATACGATGGCGGCGAATGGATTCCGCCTCAGCCGCCTCCAGAGGAATAACACATGGCACGCAACGGGGCGTTCGATCCGCACCTTGAGCCGGTCGCGTGGTGGGACGAGCAGGGCGCACCTGAGGGTTGGTTTACTGAAGAGCTGCTTGTCGAAGCGGCGGCGGCTCTGTCTGTAGAAGTCTCGCAGGTTTACGCCGGCGTCCCCATTGTCGCGGCCATCACGGTATCGGCAACAGAGACGCTACCTAGCCTTACCGCGACCGCCGAAGCCTTAGCGGGCATCACTGTATCGACGACTGAGGCGCTGCCAAGCCTTACGGCAACGGCAAGCGCGTCAGACACTATCGGCATCACAGTCTCAAGCACCGAGACGCTGCCGACACTTACGGCAACCGCTGGCGTCCTTGCGGGCATTACCGCGTCGCAGACAGAGACGCTGCCGGCGCTTACGTTTACGTCTGACACGCCGTCTGGCGCTGTCGATGTGCAGGTGTCGCAGGCGTACACGATCCTGCCCAACGCTGCCGCGCTGTCGTCTATCTCGGTATCGCAGACCGAGACGCTGCCCACGCTGGTATCGGGCGTTGATACCGGCGCAACCAAGTCCGTCCAGGTGTCGCAAGCCTATGCGGGCGTGCCAGATACCGCGCTCGCTGCGCTGTCGATTACAGTCTCGACCACCGAGACAATGCCTACGCTGTCGGCATCCATGTACGACATCATCGGCCAGATCAGCGGCGGCGGCACGATCTCGGACGAATTGCCGCACCGCTCGATCACGGTAGCAACGACTGAGACGATGCCGGCGCTGTCTGCTGCTGCGGGCGATGGCACGCTTGCACCGCGCCTGATTACCGTGGCTCAACTGGAGAGCCTGCCGACGCTAGCCGCTGCGGGTGACGCACAACGCACGATCTCGGCGGCGCAGATCGAAGAATTCCCCGCGCTCAATGCGCTGGTGCGCGGCCCGTTTGTTGAGCCGCCTGCAACCGCTACGCCCGGCTACACGCCCGCATTTACGACGCGCTACAAAGGCAAGACGCTGCGCGGCAGCACCTTCCAGGACTTGCGCGAGAAGGTAGCGCAGCTCGAGGAGCAGGCCGAGAAGATCGCCGAGAAGGTCAAGGCACCGCCTGTCCGCATCGCAAAGCCCGCGCCGGTCGATCCCGTTATCGCGCAGCGTGATGCGCTGAATGCACAGATCGCCGAATTGCAGGCGCAGATGGTGTTGATGGAGGCGCAGTTCCAAGCGTCCGCAACACAGTCGCGCCAGCAGATGCAAGAAGAAGTGCAGCGGGTGTCGATCATTGCGGCTAATGCGCTGCAACTCGCCCAGCAAGCACAGCAAGACAACGAGGCGCTTACCGCGCTGATGCTCACCGAATAGCGGTTCCGCACCACCGCCATAAAGCCACCTTCGGGTGGCTTTTTTCATTGGTGCATCTGATAGAGAAACCATGAACGAAACCGAGAACAATCCTGTCGAACAGGAACTCTCCGCCCCTGAGCCTGCTCAAGAGCCGAGCGATATCGCAACCGACGCCGACCAGGCCGAGGAAACCCCTGACGACTCGCAAGAGCCGGCAGAGGAATTCGAGGAAGTCGAGTACGAAGGAAAGCGGTACGCAGTCCCGAAGGAACTGAAGGATGCGGTACTTAGGCAGGCCGACTACACACGCAAAACGCAGGAACTGGCGCAGACACGCCAACAAGCCGAAGCGGAAATTGCGAGCAAGACCGCCCGAATCGAAGCCGAGCGGGCAAACATCCAGACGGTTGCACGACTTACCGCTATGGATGAGCGACTGCAACAGTACCAGGGCGTTGACTGGCAGCAACTTAGCCAGACCGACCCGGTGCGAGCGCAGCAGGAATTCTTCCAGTACCAGCAGTTGAAGGATTCGCGTCAGCAGTTTGTTTTCCAAGTCCAGCAGCACGAGAGCCAACGGGCAATGCAAGAGCAGCAGGAAACTGCACAGCGTCTGCAACAAGCCAACGATGCACTCAAGCGCGAAATTAGTAACTGGTCGCCCGACTACGCCCGCGAATTGCGTTCCGTTGCCAAAGAACTCGGAGCCGATGAAAGCGAGCTGGACGGCATCAAAGCACCGTGGATTGTCAAGGCACTCCACGCGCAAAAGGTGCTGTCAGAGATGACCAAGAAGGCCGGCGCTCCTGCCCCGACTCCAGCACCCAAACCTGTTCGCACGATCAGCGGCGGCAACGCAAAAGGCGTCGTCGATCCTGACCGTATGAGCACAGAGGACTGGATGCGGATGGAAAACGCCCGCATGGCAAAGATGCGCCGCAGGTAGCAACACACACAACCAAAACACGACCGCCTTCGGCGGTTTTTTCATTTCTAGGAGCCAAAAATGGCAACGAACACGATTCTTACCCCTACCGCAGTGACCCGCAAGGCGCTGCAAATCCTGCATCAGAAACTCAACTTCATCGGCACCATCAACCGTCAGTACGACGATTCGTACGCCAGCGCTGGCGCGAAAATCGGCGACTCGCTGAAGATCCGTCTGCCCAACCAGTACACCGTCCGCTCTGGTGCCAGCCTTTCGGTGCAAAACACCGTCGAGCAGTCCACCACCCTGCAAGTCGCAACGCAAAAGGGCGTGGACATCGAATTTTCGTCCAAAGAGCTGACGCTCGACATGGACGATTTCGCTGGCCGGATTCTCGAGCCGGCGATGGCTGTGCTGGCCGCGAACATCGAGGCCGATGCGCTCAGCATGTACAAGGACGTGTACAACATTGTCGACAACGACGGCCATGCGCTGAGCTTCTTGAACGTCATGCAGGGCCGCAAGACCCTGAACGACAACCTTGCGCCGATGGACAACAACCGCACCGCGCTGCTGTCCACCGACCACACTGCAAAGCTGGTCGATGCGCTCAAGGGCTTGTTCCAGGACTCCAACGCGATCAAGCAGCAGTACAAAGAGGGCATGATGGGCCGCACTGGTGGTTTCGACTTCTACGAAAACACCCTGCTTGCCAACCACACCACCGGCACCGCACCGAAAACCACGCTGTATACGGTCAACGGCGCAGTCACCACCAACGGCTCGACCAGCGTCACCATCCAGACCGGCACTGCGTCGTTCTTGATTGGCGATGTGTTTACCGTTGCCGGTTGCTTCCGCGTCCATCCCGAAACCAAGGTTTCGACTGGCGTGCTTCAGCAGTTTGTTGTGACCGCTGACCGCTCGGGTGCTGGCGCCATGTCCTTTGCGCCTGCTCTGTACACATCTGGCGCTTTGCAAAACGTCGTCGCTGCCGGTATGGCGAACGGCTCGGCAATCGTCAAAGTCGGCGCAGGCAATGCGGAGCAGCTCACCCCGAGCATGGTCTATCACCGCGATGCGTTTACCTTTGCCACTGCCGACCTGGTGATGCCCAAAGGCGTGGACTTTGCCGCTCGTGAGGTCTACGACGGCATCTCGATGCGGACCGTGCGCCAGTACGTCATCTCGACCGACCAGTTCCCCTGCCGGATTGATGTGCTGTACGGCTACAAGACCCTGCGTGCCCAACTCGCAGCGCGTCTGCACGCTGACGGCTAACCCGTCTGAGTGTTGAGTAACACCGGGGCTGGCTCACAAGGCTAGCCCCGCTCATCTCTGGGGGAAAAATGGCGCTTTCGACATACGCGGATCTGAAGACCGAGGTGGCCGGCTGGCTGCATCGCAATGACACGACGGCGCGGATTCCTGGCTTTATCCAGTTCGCAACGGCTCGCTTTAATCGAAACGTCAAGTCACCGAGGTTTGAGGCGTCAACGTCGCTGTCGTTTACTGCTGGCACCGCAGCAAAGCCCGCAAACTTTCGCGCTGCGATCTCGCTCACCAATAGCACCACCGAATACAAAGCCGCAACCGCCGCCGACATGCGTGCGATCCAAGATGGCGGCGATAGACCGGACCAGAATATCTACACGATTGCCAACAACCTGATTCAGATTTACCCGGCAGACACGGTATCGGCGACGTTTATCTACACCGCAAAGTTGGCCGACTTCGTTGCAGACAGCGACACGAATTGGCTGCTGCAAGACTACTTCGACGTGTATCTCATGGCATCGCTCGCCGAGGCCCGCAAGTACGTCATGGACGACTCGCGGCTCGTGGCTTATGAGCAGATGACGATAGCGCGGATTGACGAAATCAACCGCAACGAGCTGCGGAACTTCGAGAACTCGGCGTCGTGGCACAAGCGCAATGATCTGCCGATCAACCCGTCAGCATTCGATATCAGGTTTGGCTGATGCTGCTTAACCTTGCCACCTTCGCCCCAGACGCTGATCCGGCAGCGGTCGGCGTGCTGCTGGACGCGACCGGCATCATCCCTGTCGAGCGCGGCATAAAAGCGGCTCCTACGGCTGCGGACGCGGGGATTGATACGCTCGCCGCTACCTGCATCGGCGCGGCCACTGTGGAGCGTGTGGATAGCTCCAAGACGCTTTACGCGGGCACCGCCGTGGCGCTGTACAGCACCAGCGGCACGACATGGGCGGTGGTCACCAGATCGGCCAGTGCGTACTCGTGCCCGGCGTCCAGCACTTGGTACTTCGCCACCTTCGGCAACCAGGCGCTTGCGGCCAACTCGGGCACGGTCATGCAAGTCTCGACCGGCAGCTTGTTTGCCGACATCAGCGGTGCGCCGCGTGCTGAGATCGTAGAGGTCGCGGGCCTGTTTGCGCTGGCCTTCAACGTGTCGGACGGATCGAGCTGGGACTACCGCGACGGGTGGTGGACTTCGGCGCAGAGCAATGTCACCGACTGGACGCCCGATATTGCCACGGGCAGCGTGCGCGGGCGCTTCTATCAGACGCCGGGGCCTGTGCGTGCTGCCAAGGCACTCGGCGAGCAGTGCGTTGCCTACAAATCAACCGGCGTGTATCTCGGCACCAATGGCGGGCCGCCGTATTGGTGGACATGGCAGCTCGTGCCGGGCGATGCCGGATGCGTGGGCAAGTTTGCGGTCTGCAACATCGTCAAAGACGGAGCGCCCGCGCACTTCATCGTCGGCCCGCGCAACATGTACGTTTTCGACGGCACGCGCCCTGTGCCAATCGGCGACGGGTTGGTCACGCGTTGGTTTTACCAGAAGCTCAACCCGACCTACCGCGACAAGACTGCCTGTGTAGTGGACAAGGCAGCGGGCGCGGTCTATGTGCTGTTTGCTAACTCCGAATCAACCGGATCGCTAAACGACTGTCTGATCTACTCCTACCGTACCAATAAGTGGGGCAGGGGGCGCGACTACTTGGCGGCGTTTGGCCTGCAATACATCACCCCATCGGCAACCTTTGCAAACGTGCCGGCAGTCGGCGCGACATACGACGACATCAGCAGCGCGAGTTACGACGAACTGTTTTCAGACGCGGAGATGGAAGCGCCGGCCATCGTCACCACCGGCAACAAGATCGCCACCATCAACGGCGCGGCGGCGACTTCGGTGTATCGCACAGGCTACTTCGGCACCGATGGCAGCGTGTCGCTGATGCGCCGAGTGCGCCCCAGGCACTTCACCGAGCCGAGCGCGGCATCGCTGAATCTATACGTCAGCGACTCCATCGGCGACCCAACGACGCTCTGGTCGGTATCCGACTTCACTGACAACCGCTTCGACATGCTGGCCGAGGCGCGGTGGCATCAGCTCGAGATCACCAACACCGGGCCGTTTGAGCTTTCGGGGCTGGACATCGAGCTTATCCCCGCGAGTGCCGAATGAGAATCTACGAAGACCCGGCAGTGCCGCCCGCTACCGGGCCAACGTTTACCGTTTCGATCAAAACACTTTTTGCCAACATTGCGCGGCAACTCAACGGCGTGACCGAAGGCCGCATCGCTGTCTCGCACGGGGCGATGACCGCGGCACCGACAACCGGCGACTGGGCGCAGGGCGACATCGTGCGCAACAGCACGCCGACGGAGCTGGGCAGCGGCGGCAGCAAGTACGTCATCGCGGGCTGGATTTGTACCGCATCTGGAACACCGGGCACATGGCTGCCCATGCGAACTCTCACGGGGAATTGAACATGTTTGACCCAATCAGTATCGGCGCGTCGTTGCTCGGCGGCTTGCTCGGCAACAGGGGCGCAAAGTCAGGCGGCCAGACCACCGCTACACAATCGCTGCCGTCGTGGCTGGAAGCCTACGGCCCGCAGTACGCCGAGCAAGTGGCGCAGACAAGCCAGATCCCGTACACGCCCTATGGCAATAGCCGCGTTGCACCGTTTACCGAAGATCAGCTCGCGGGCATGGACATGACCCGGCAGCAGGCGGGCACCTACTCGCCGCTTTTCGGCCAGGCCGAAGGCCAGCTCTCCAAGACCATCGCCGGTGACTACCTGTCGCCCGACAGCAACCCGTACTTGCGTGGCACATACGACGCCGCAGCGGGCCGCATGGCTGACGCATACAAGACCGGCACGGCAGCGCAAACGAATGCAGCGGCGGGCTTCGGTGGCGCATTTGGCGGCAGCGCACAGAGCGAGCTTGCGGGCGCACAGGGGCGGGCGTTTGGCGACTCGCTCGGATCGTTTGCGAATCAACTCTACGGCGGCAACTATCAGGCCGAGCGCGGGCGCCAACAAAGCGCCACGATGGCAGCGCCGGGGTTTGCCGGGGCGCAGCAGCAGTACGGGTTCAACAACGCCAACGCGCTGCAAGGCATCGGAGCACAACAGCAGGCGCTCGGCCAGCAGTACATCGCCGACGACTACAGCCAGTTCCAAGAAGCGCAGCAGTACCCGTACAAGCAACTCGACACGTTCGCTAGCATGTTCAATCCAAATCTTGGCAGGACTGCTACCAGTTCGCAGTCAGTCAGCCCGTTCATGGGCACGCTCAGCGGCGCTACCGGCGGGCTTGGTGTGGCTCGCGGCTTTGGCCTGCTCGGTGGCGGCAACCCGTTTGCAAGCGGCCCGTCGAGCGCGGACATGCTCGGGTTTAACAACGAGGCGGCTCAACAGATTCGCAACGGGTTTGTTTACTAAGGGGGCGGCGATGAACTATTCCGACATTCTCGGCAGCTACCTGTCGCAACAGTACGCGCAACCGGGTGGCGGCTTGCTTGGCAACTTCGGCGGCATGGCGCAACGTCCGAGCCTATTCGGCGGCGGGCAGCGTTTCCCGCAATACGGCGGCAACTCGCGCACCGCGCAGATGATGAATCAGTACATGGGCGGGTTGCTTAGTCCGCGGCAGTCGTACATGCCGCCCGCGCTGCCGGTCAAGCAGCAGGCACCGCAGTCCTACATGCCGCAGCAGTACAGGCCGCAAGACGCATGGACCACGCAGTTCGGCCCAATGCAAAATCACGCAGGGGGTATCTGATGCCCGGACTTCTGAACAAGGGCGGGTTTGACGATCCGCTGACGATGGGCCTGCTCGGCGCATCCCAGGCGCTGATGACGCCGATGTCGCAGGGTGGTGGCATGGGCGCGGCTTTCAACGCATTCCCGGCGGCGCAACAGCAGGCGATGCGCCAGCAGTTTTTGCGTCAGCAGATGGAAGGCCAGCAGTCGGAGGCCGAGCTTCGACGGGCGCAACTGATGGCGGCGCAGGAAGAGGCGCGCAGGAAGATTGAGCTAGACAGTCGGCGTCAGGACTTGTTTGGCAGAATTGGGATGCAGCCCCTAACGCAAGCACTCGCAGCAGAGGCGGCGTCGCTTGGCATCAAGCCTGCGGAGCTTGCCGACATCGCCAATGCAGGAAGAGCAAAGGTTGCGCGGACAGTCGAGGTGATGGGGCCAAACAACTTGCCGCAGACACGGCAGGTTGACGAGTATGGTAATCAGGTTGGCGCAGACTTTGCCAAGCCGTTTGAATTTAAACTTGCCGACCGAGGTGGGTCACTAGAGCCATACAACCCGTTCGCGCCGCCGTCATCGCTCACCAAGACAATGACGCCGGGCGATCTCCAGCAGGCGCGTGACGCTGCTGCCGGTCGGGGGGTTACGATTCGCGGGCAGAATATTTCTGAGCAAGCGCGGCAGGCTGAAGCAAGTCGCCCCATATGGTCGCCAGAGCAGGGCGCGTTTGTGTATCGCCCGACTGCCGCTGCGCCGACCGGAACATTTGTGCAACCAGTCGGCCCCGGAGGAGCGCCGCTGCCGACAAAACCCGCCGACCTTGCGAAGATTGAGGCGGACATCCGCAAAGAACTAAACGATCTGCCGCAAGTTAAGAAGTTTGCCAACGCCACGCCAGCTTACAAGGCTATCGTAGACGCATCGGGACGCGACAACAAACAAGCCGACATTAACCTAGTTTATGGCTTGGCGAAATTGTACGACCCCGATTCGGTGGTGCGGGAGGGCGAATACGACACTATTGCAAAGAGTCAAACGATCCCGGAGTGGCTTAAGGGTCAAGCCGCCGCGCTAGCCGGAACGGGCGGCAAGTTGACGCCTGCGACTCGCGCGATGATCTTGAAAGAAGCCGAGGGACGGTTTAACTCATATCGCTCCGAATACAACGCGGCAACAACCGTGTATTCGCAGATTGCCAAAGAACGAGGCGCTAATCCGAAGAATGTAGTTGTGCCCATTGCGGGCGACATTCCGAATGTCGGTAATTGGTCAATCAAGAAGGTGCCGTGATGGCTACATACGAAATCACCGCGCCGGATGGACAGAAGTACAGCGTTACTGCGCCTGACGGCGCTACCGAGGATCAGGTGCTTGCGTATGCCAAGCAGAATATGGGCAAGCAGTCTGCAATGGGTAGCGGGCCGAATAGCAAACCCAAAGAAACGCAACCCGGCCTAAAGGCGCAGGGCGCAAAACTGCCAACCGCGTTTCGTGGCGTTATAAACGCTATGCAAGGGCCGACGTTTGGCTTTATAGACGAGATTGCTGGCGGCGTTGCGGCAGCAGCAGACAAATTCCTGCCGTCTGCGTTTGGTGGTCAGCGCAACCCCGGTATGGGGTTTGGTGATCTTTATAGCCGTTATCGAGACGTTGCGCGCGGCGCGTCCGAGAAGTTCCAAGACGACAACCCAATTGTCTCGCCTTTAATGCAAATCGGTGCGTCGTTACCCATTGGGGGGGTGTACAGAATTGCAGATGGCGCTTTGCCTGTTGCCGCTGGGATTGGTGGCACTGTGCGAAACGCCGCCATCGTGGGGGCTGGATCTGGTGCAATTGGCGGCGCTGGCAACGCGGCGACGTTTGGCGATATCCCAATTGAGGCGGCAAAATCGGCAGCATTTAGCGCAGGCACCAGTGGCGTGATGTCAAGCGTTGGTCAGGCTGGTCGCAGCACATACCGCAATATTGTCGGTCGTAGAGAGGGCAGCAGGACTGCCCAAGACCTTGCGCGTGAACGAGTGGCGGCGGCTTTGGCGCGCGATGAAACAACCACCACGCAAACAGCCGCGAGGCAGCGGCGATTAGGCAGCGAGGCGACTATCGCGGACAGCGCAGGCAAAAATACGCGCGATCTACTGGACACTATCGCGACCATGCCGGGTCGCACGGCAGACCGAGCCGAAGAATTGATCCGATCCAGGCAGGCGGGGCGCTTTGGCAGACTTGAAACGGCTGCGGCGCGTTCGCTCAACACCGGCGGCGCGCGGATGGGGGAAACGGTTGATGCGTTTATTGAGCAACGCGCCACGGCTGCGGCACCGCTATATGAGCGTCTGCATCGCATTGGCCTGCAACCTGACAACGAGTTGCAGGCATTGCTTGCGGCGGCTGACGAGCTTGGGGCGACTCGAGTTGGTCAGCGCATTGCTATTGCCGACCGAGCGCCTTTTACGCTAAACGCCACGCAGGTATCTGCCGCCGGGCATTCTATGCGTGACCTTGACTACACAAAGCAAGGACTTGACTCGCTTATCGCTACTAAGATTGATAAACAAACTGGAAATTACACGCCAGAAGGCTTATCGCTGATTCGGCTTAAAGATGCTTTCGTTAGGAAGCTAGACGATATGACCGTGCCCGCGCCTGGACAGCCCTCGCTATACCGCGAAGCGCGCGATGCTTATGCTGGGCCGTCCGCGCTGATCGATGCTGTTAATGCGGGCAGGCGCGCCATGTCGCAAGATGGCGAATCACTGCAACGCATTACCGCCGGCATGAGCGCGTCCGAGTTGCAGGCTTTCCGCGTGGGCGCTTTTGAATCCATGCGCGCTAAGATCGGCAAGGAAGGCGGGCAGACGGAATTGCTAAAAATGTGGAAAGAGCCGGCCACACAGGAAAAGCTGCGCGCTCTTTTCCCTGATCTTCGCGGTTACAGAGAGTTTGCCGCCGAGGTTGCCAAAGAGTCTAGGCTCAAGGGACTAGAAAGTGTCGGGCGTGGCTCGCAGACGGCAAGCCGAAACGCTCGCATGGACGACGAAAGCGCGGCGTTTTTAACCGATGCACTGGGGGCCGGTGCGTCGCTAAAAGCCGGTAACCCGGCGGGCATTTTGGCAAGCGTTCGCAATCTTTACGGGCGCACTCTAATGCCTGAGTCGGTGCGCGACGATATTGGTCAGATGCTAATGACGCGCGGCCCACAAGCGCAGGGGCTGCTTGGCGACTTGTCTCGATTTGTAGACAGTGAAACCGAGCGCCGCGCAGCCGCTGCTGCCCGTGGCGGGTTGCTCGGTAGCGTAGGCATTGGCGCGCTACAAAGGTAATGCAGTAAATCTTCGGCTAGCCCAGCCAGATCGGGCTAACGCCCCACAAGTCTTCGCCCATTTAAACCCCAAGTTATCCCGCACAAGGGAGCATTATCCATGCCCGTCCCATCAGTAATAACCGATTTGTCCACAACTGCCGCGTCTAACTCCCCTGCTGGCAGCGAGTCTGCGCGTGGCACGGTAGACGACTACATCCGGGCACTAAGCGCGTTTATCGCTTCGTCGCGCATCGGCACATCGGCGACGACATACACCTACAGCGCAACGGGCGCACGGATACAAGGCGACTTCAGCAACGGCACGCTGGCGAGCAGGACGGCGTTTCAGGACAAGACGACGAATAACGGGTCGGTCGTGTACGCGCTGCCAAACGGCACGGCGACGACTTCTGGTTTTACTGCATTCAACAACTCGGACCCGACAAACGCCGGGTATCTCGAGATCGCCGCCACGGCAACGTCAACCAGCATGACATCCGCTCGGACTGGTAGCGGCTCTGCGCTGCCGCTGCTGCTTTACGTCGGCACTGGCGGGCCAGAAGTGGCGCGGTTTCTGACGGGCGGGCAGTATTGTGTCGGCACCACGACCGCCAACCTTGCCGGGCAAGCGGGCCATGTAGCTATCAGAAACGTCGCCGCCGCGACCTACACGATATGCACTGACGCGCCGTCCAACGCGGGCACGTTTTATCACCAAAGTTTCGGCGCTGCCGGATCGCTTGCCGGGGCCATTACGGGCACCGCGTCAACCGTCGCATACGGCACAACATCCGACTACCGGCTTAAGGAAAACATCCAGCCTATGACCGGGGCGCTGGCAAAGGTGCAGGCGCTCAACCCGGTGACGTACAGATGGAAGGCGACCGGCGAGCAGGGGCAGGGCTTTGTCGCCCATGAGCTACAGGCCGTTATCCCGAGTGCGGTGACGGGCGCAAAGGATGCGGTCGACGCAGAGGGCAATCCGCTGTACCAGAATGCCGACGCTTCGTTTGTGGTTGCCACGCTGGTCGCTGCCGTGCAGGAGCTGACCGCCCGCGTAGCCGCGCTGGAGGCCAAAGCATGACGACCGATCCCGGTTTTCTGCGCCTAGAGGCGAAAGTGGACAAGCTGACCGATGCGGTCATGCGCCTTGTTGTGATCGAGGAGCGCCAGACCGCGCAGGCCGAGCGGATGACCGCTGTCGAAACCAAAGTCACCGCCAACGATGCCGCGATCATCAGAGTCGACCGCAAGGTAGACCAGTGGGTAAACCGTGGCATCGGCGTTTGGCTTGCCGCTGTCAGCGTGTTTGCGCTGGTGAAATTCGGCGCTCAGTTTTTCAAATGATTACCAACGCTGCCGGCCTGTCGTTGATTCGGCAGGCCGAGGGCTTGCGCCTGCGTGCGTACCTTTGTCCGGCCAACGTCTGGACGATTGGCATAGGCACGACCGTCTACCCGGATGGGCGCAAGGTGCGCTCGGGTGACAAATGCACGGCACAACAAGCCGACAGCTATCTCGCTCACGACTTGCAAGAATTCGAGCAAGCCGTTGCCGCGATGGTGACGGTGCCAGTCACCAGCAATCAGTTTTCAGCCCTTGTCTCACTTGCCTACAACATTGGCATCAGTGCCCTGCGCGGATCTACATTG